CACGCCACTGGCTACAGTGAACGGGCCTGTCACGTTTGCGTTCTCAGTTGCAAGGATAGTTGTGTCTGCCGTCAACGACTGTGCGTTGGTACGAAACAGGCCACCACCCTTGAAGTTACCCTTGTTCTCAGCAGCGGGTGTGATTGTTGCGCCTTGCGGTGCAAGGTAATTCACAAAGATATTGCCGGTGCCACTCGACGGGGCAGCAGTGAATGTCAGCGTAGTGCCGTCAGGAATGGTGTATGCCGCAGTGTCCTGAACAACACCGTCAACAGACACAAGGACATCTTGGACAGAGGATACAGCAGTGGTCAGGGTGAATGTGGTATCGCTGCCATCACCGTTGAATCGTTGAACCGCTACCGTGCTTTGAAAGTTGTCGGCTGTCTGCTGACCAATGTAGGGCATTAGGTGATCTCCATGTAGCTCATGGTGACAGAAACCTTGTCCGCGACAGAGGCGTCTATCTTTATGATGTCTCCAACATTCAGTATCAACTTGTTGCCCGCCATGATCTCTACCGTCGAACCCACGGGTATCGGTATGTCCTTCACAATGTGCGCCGTTGTGTTCTGCGTTTGACTTGTCTGTGTCGTAGTGCTGACAAGCTGCACCGTGCCGGTCACTTGCGATGTATGGACGTTGGCAAGCGTCAAGCCAAGAACAACAACGGTGCTACCAGTTTGCACTGTGTACAAAGTCTCTGGTGTACCAGACGCATTAGGTGCAACATCCCGTGTAATTACTTTGAATGTATTAGCCATCTAAATCTCCATCACCCCAGCGCGATTGCAAGGGCCGTAGCCTCGTCGGCAGCAAGGGCTGCTGTTGTTGCACCAATATCTGACAAAACCTCCGACGCGCTTCGGCTTTCAAGACCGTTTGCAGTAAATCGTGCGAACTCATCGTCTGCCACAGATGCACTATCAATCTTAACCGCGTTGGTATTGCTGATGCCAAACGTCAAACTGGCCTGTGCGCCAATGTCTGACAGAACCTCTGACGTTGCCCGACTCTCTAGGCCATTAGCTGTGAATCGCGCGTATTCATCATCAGCAACAGAACTGCTGTCGATCTTGACCGCATTGGTATTGCTGATGCCGAAAGTAAGGCTGGCCTGCCCGCCGATGTCAGACAGCACCTCGCTAGTTGATCGGCTTTCTAATCCGCTTGCCGTAAACCTAGCGTATTCATCATCAGCAACAGAACTGCTGTCGATTTTGACCGCATTGGTGTTCGATATGCCAAACGTCAGACTGGCTTGTGCGCCAATATCTGACAGAACTTCAGCAGCAGAACGACCTTCAATGGCCGTGCCGTCAACACGAAGAAAGTCGTCATTCGCCACACCAGATGTGAACTTCGGGATGTTTGTGTTGGATATGCCCGTATCCAGTACCGCCGCTGTACCAAGGCCAAGGCTGGTTCTGGCTGTCGCGCCGGACTCTGCTACAAAGTTGCTGCCGTCACCTACAATAAAGTTACCGTTTGTAACAGCAAGGCCCGCCACATCCTGTAGCTGCTGGTCCAGTCTAGCGTTGGCTACAGTGCCGCTGGCAAGGTTACTAGCGTTCAGCGCGGTGAGTGCGCTGCCGTTAGCCGCTATGATATTGCCACTCGCATCAAGGAACACAGCCTTCTCTGCTGGCTGGGCGCAAAAGATTGTCTTGGTGCCGGAACTCCAGCTAACCGCACTGTCGCTGTTGCTTGACTGAAGAATCGTTGTACGAGCTAGAGTAGTGCCACTAGATGTGTATGTGCCAATACCAACCTCAAAGTCGGTGCCATCCGTGCAGGCGTAATACGTCGTGTTGCTGTTCCCAACTGACGAGAATGCTTCAAAACCAGTAACGGCACCGGCCAATGTATAAGTGCCAGTGCCGGTGGTAGTGGTCGTCTCTTTGACGCGATCCTTGAGTACCAGTGCCATTTTATTTTATCTCAAACGTGAGGTTCCCTGCGTTGATACGGAAGATGTCGCCATCGTCAATCGTTCTGCTGGCATCAAGCGCACCGACAAACAAAATGTTTCCGCCAGACGAGGCGTCGGCAATAAACGCATGAGTGATCGTGTCGGCAGTAGTAGTTCCTGCCGCTGCGAAGTCGATGTTAGCTGCGTTTGTAGCTGTCTGTGTGTCGGTAGAGTCAGAGCCAATCGTGGTCCAGTTAGACGCCGTAACCTGCACCCTCGCATAATTTGTGAAGTCAGCTTCCGTTACCGAACCTGTCTCTGCCGCAGATACCGCAGTTGCCAGACCAACATAGATGCTGTCACCCGGCGAAGAAAAACTCAAAGAGTTGTTCTTGAATATGAAATGCAACAACCTCCGCTCTAGGTAGTTTGTTGCTGCGTTGGATGTAGCCATCTTCTACTCCTTATGTCCGAGGCCGTTCCGGCAAACCCCTGCGATAGGCGTCTGCGTTTTCTCTTGCCTCTGCCAGATCTTTCAATCTCGAAAGTGCCTCGGTGAACTGCTTGTCATACATTTGAAGCATGTCCGGCTCACCCTTCATGTAAATATACGCCTCGTACAGAGAGCCGTAAAGCAAGGCATTTGGGGCGTTGGTGCTTAACCAAGTCGTGCCACTGTCCGCTCCTGCTGTAAGTGAAGCTGGGCGGTAGAAGTAATGAAACTCACAAACGTAATTGCTGTCCGGGGTCGGAGCTAGGATCAGGTTGTCTACATCAAATCTTGCGTAATATCTTGGCGTGCCAGTAGTAGCAGAGTTGGGATTGAACTCCTGAATAAAGTTAACATCTTTCTGCAACAGGAACTCCTTAGAGCTACTGTTTGTTATCGACAACGAGAAAGAGGCTAAAAAGTCTGTCGGCAATGACAAAAATGGATCATTCTGCGAAACTGCACTTGTGGCGTTTTTGCGAAAATACTCTAGATCTACGAGATAGAAGATTCGATCCTCTGCCGCACGAATAAAATCATCTACATTTGACACAAATGTAGTCTCCGTGTTTTCTGTATATTCTTGTATCGCAGTCTTTAGCTGTGCAAATGTGAACGCCATTTAACTCTCCAAAGTCACCGGTCCGGCAGTCGCATTTTCACCGCCCCCGCGTTGACTACCAGTGGTGGCGGTGCCGAACGAGGCCGTGAAAGTATAGGTGTCACTGTCTGCAACCGTAATTGAATACCCCGAGCTATTTTCAAGAACACTGCTAGTAAAGCCGTCAAAACCGTTTACCTTTCTAAAACGAACAGTGTTTCCGGAGGTCCTACCGTGACTTACCTCTGTCACGGTAATAACCGCGCTGCCCGAAGATCCAGAGGTAAAAGAATCTTTTGGTAAAATTTTTTCTAATTCTGGTTCTGACCTGTCTGGTCGAGCGTCGGCTAAAGCTTCCGGGTCTGCTCTAGAACGAAAAGGACCCAACTGTTCATGCTTAACTTCAAACTCATCCTTACCCACAAGAAGACCGTTCCACTCTCGACGCATGTCTTTGTACCGGTATCGAAGACCGGACCGGTCTGATACGGCGTAAGCATTTTTTCCCGTAGCAAACTTCGACATTAATTCACTCTAAAATATTGATAGTTGGGAACAACATTAAAAGAGGCTCTGTCTCGATCCTCTGTCATCGCTCGTTCAAACTCTTCCTCGTACACTGCTTTTAAAAGTTGAATACGTTCTGGAGCTCGTTTCATGGCTATGTAATATGCGAGTCCCGCGGCTAAACACGGGTAGAATCGAAAAGGAACTTCTAACGTATTAATTGCTGTATCTGCGTCCTCTATGCGAGTGAGAGCGTTGTAATGAACTACATCTGTGCTGTTCTCCGGTGTGGGCCAGAGCTTCAAAGAGGGTGTAATTTGACGATCTAAGAAAAATTGAGACGGTCGCCCCTCTGTGGTTTTAGTGGGAATGTTTTGGTAGGCGTCTCTACTGATGCGCTCCAGCGCAAAATCTGTGCTGCTGCGACGAACCACAGCAGACAAGATGTCAATTACATCCGTGCCCAACGAATACGCGGAGGTGCCATCTGTAACGGTTTGTGTACGCTCTACAATAGTCCACTGGTTTAAGCCACGGTTGGCCCACTCGGCTAACATCAAATTTAAAGACCGTCGCGCCGTCTTGAGATCGTAACCGGTACGAACCTCGAGCCCACACCGCTCAAAAGCCTCTTCAATATAGTCAGATACGTCTAACTCAAAATCTGTGCTGCCCGAAGTTGCCATCACTTTTTCTCCGCATACAGATTGTCAAAAATCTGATTTACATCCATGGTATAGTCTAAATCGGATTTTGAATAGTGTATGTGTTGAGATGGAAGGAAATCCGGGGGTCCTTCGCCAGTTTCAAACCACGCCGGATGCGTTACCCGTACACGGTTGTTGGGCAAAGCAACGATATTACCCGTATATGGCCCTGCATCCAAAAGCTCTAGAACATGACTTTGTTTGTGCTGCGCGGGATCATCCGCGATCTCGCTTTCGGTGTAATCTACAGTAAAATAGTATTTCGCTGGGTAGAAATCGGGCCCTATTTTGGCAATCCATGGACACGGGTGAGCTCGATCTAAACGATAAACCGCGTGGGTATGGGACATACAGTCCCAAGGTTGAGCTAAATGAACGGGCATAGGTTCCGGCCACTCAGCAAGAGGCGTGTCCCCAACGAGGGCAGTTATCGGCATTCTTGCCCACATCGCGCCCCCATGAACATTGGGTTGATCTGTTCCGTCAGCTTCACAGCCCGTAAATATCATCTGAAAGCTCAAGCAACGACTGGGCATAGTCGTCACCGCAATAGCCATGGCGTGAAGAAACTCACCCTGATAATTCAAATGATTACAGGTGTACTCTTTCCGCACCCAACACTTGAAGTGCGGAATATTGCTCTGAAGATAAGGCAAATTACTTTACCTTGCCGCCCTTGGCATAACCCTTCTTTTTCATCATGCCGCCATTAGCCATTTTTGCGACCTTGCCGCCCTTAGCGTAGCCCTTCTTCTTCATGCCAACAGCGCCGCCCTTAGCGTAGCCCTTCTTCATCATGCCGCCACCGGCCATCTTCCGGACCTTGCCGCCTTTAGCCATGCCCTTTGGCTTTTTAGGCTTAACTTTGCCTAAAGCTTTACGGCCAGCCGCCGCAGCCACGCCCGCAGCCACTAACGAACCCGGACCTGCTTTTGCGCCGCCCGCTAGTTTTGACCCCACTCTTGCACCGACAAGGCTCGCTGCATACTCGTCCATTGTCATAAATTCTTTAGCCATTTCACGCTCCTACGCTTGACTTACTGAACCCATAGTTCGTTTTCTGCGATCGGGCATTACTGCCCCACATCCCCGGGCGACCGCTGTCCCGGCTACTTTTTTGCCCTTGAACGGCCTTTTGGCTTTCGTTTCGTAGCCGACCGCGCCGCCGTTTTTAAGATTGGTGACTTTCGCTCGCTTGGTGTTTGCGACGACGGTTTTGCCTTTGGACCCTGCTTTTTTCTTTTTACGAGCTGTCGTAGCTCGCTCAGCCTTTGAGAGGCTATTAGCTTTAGCTCTTGGAAGGCAACGATCAGGGTTTTTCTTATCTTTTGTAGTGCCGCACTTACCTTTGATAGAACCATCTGATCCAATCCTAACCCAATCCTGCTTCACCCACTCTTTAAGCTGGCCCATTACTTCTTACTTTTCCCGTTTTTTACCAATTTAGACAAAGTCTTTGCCTGCCCCGCATGAGCTTTAGAAGCTTTTCTAAGTTTTTTAGCAACTTTTTTAACTTGCGTCTTGGCTCTTCCGGTTAACATTTACTTACCTTTTGATTTTTTGGCGTAATTGGGATCCTTACAGTATTTTGACGCGGCCATATTCGCATAGGCTGACGGGTATGTATCAAACGTCCGTTTAGCCCATGCCTTTCCTTTCGGACAAATCTTGCCGCCACTTTTCACCTTCCCGCCTTTTTTCATGCGAACAACTGGTCGAGCTTTAGGTTTTACGGGACAAGCTCCAGATCCCAAATTCACTACGCTTCCCATCAGATCACCCTTTGAGCAATGGCAGCGGCTACAATCAAGGCAGCAATGCCCCACAGCCGCATGTCCAGTTTATCCAGTTGTTTCTGAATATCGGCATAACGTCGAGTGCACTCTTCCTCGTGCTTCTCCAAAAGTTTCAAAACGTCCTCGGCCTTCATTAACACTTCCACCTTCTACGAGCTTGGCGCAGCCGTGAATTTGGATTCTTTGCTGCTTTTGGAAACTTTTTCATCTGCCCAGCAGAACGAGCACAAAAAGATTTACGACGCTTGGCATCTTTGCTGCCGGGTTTTACCTTGCCCGTAACCGCTGTTTTTAACTTAGAGCCGGGGTTTGCTTTACGATAAGCAGAAACCCCAGCTTTAGTCATCCCCGCCCCAGATTTCGTGGAGCGGAAATTCTTTTTGTTGCGCGGCGGCATTTTTGCCTTACGCCTAGCCACGTTTCACCTAGTTAAAAAAGAACGTCACTGCTGTGATATTAGTCAGAGTTCCAACAAAGATGTCGGTCACTCTAATACCTTCAGCAGGAATGTTCACAGAGTGTGTATCCGAGGCGTTGAAGTCCAAATCAAGGACTGTAGCGCCGCCAGAACCATCTGTAACAGTGAGCCGTGGGGTTCCAGATGCAGTTTTCAACTGGATCTGCCTAATACGAGCAGGGCCAACACCGAGTGAACCCGTGCCGGTAATCCGTTTCGTCCTTACGTCAGAGCCCGCCATAGCTTACCCCTCTTTCTTTTTTGAAGCCTTCTTTACGGTCTTTGCAGGCTTCTTGCCGCCGTTGAGCTTACCCATGATAAGCCTCTTACGATACAGCAGCAGAGAAAGGAGTAGCTTCAGAGCCGGTTGCTGCGCCGCGGGCGACGACCGAGAACACATTCGACGCTACATCCTGAATCTCAACCGTAGCTCCAAGAAGACCACCGGTAGTCGTGCCGTTCATAGTGATCGTGTCACTCGTTGCAGCAGTCTCAAAAATAGATGCAGAGTTGTCGGAATCATTAGCAACAATCGCTACACCAGCCATTGTGTCGTCGCCGTTAGCAACCTGAATGATGTAGTTGTTGGAGGTGACGGTGGTTGATACGAAGAATCTGTAGATGTTACCGGTCCCGCCAGCCGCAGGAAGAGTAACAGTCGCACCGCTTGCTACGCCCAAGACCATTGTACGGCCCGCGTTAGAAGCAGCGGTCAGCGTTACGTCAGCAGCTACAGATACCAGAGAGTCCGATCCCGAAATGAAACCGGCAGTGGAGGTCACGGGACCTGAAAAAGTGGTGGAAGCCATATTAGTACCCCTTGCACAAGGTTTTGCTTTGTAGTCCGTGCAATGTCAGGTGGGCATGATCCTGTCTACAAAGCTAAAGTTACACCCAAAAGAAGTGTATAACAAAAAAGAAAGGGCGGCAATAGTGCCGCCCTTTCTCAAGTTACGCTACCGCGTCCCCCTGACAAAGAGGGTTATGCGCCGGGTGTTCCGAAAACGCAACGCCAATCGGATACACCGAAGCTGTAACGCTCACGAGCCTTGAAGCGCATGTTGCCGGTATCAAAGTCGCCTTCCATGGCAGTCTTGATCGGCGAGCGGTTGAACATCTTGAAGCCGTTAGGCGCATCCGTCTTAATGAAGAACGCATCCGTATCGGTCAGGAAGTGGTTAACCACCGCACCTTCCGGAACCATACCCATGTTACGGATCGCATTGGCGTCATTGTCCGCAGTTCCTACACGCAGATTCGAGTTCATTACCCGCTCTGCAATAAATTGCAGTTCTTTCGGGATAATCAACTTCATACCACGAATAGCGATCTTGAGACCGCGCTCATCCGTAAGACCTGCAATGTCGATGAGCATCTGCTCAAGCGAGGTCTCGTTCAGGTCCGCCGCGACAGACAGCAAGTTACGCTGGTTGCCAGAAAGCGACGGGTGCGAGGATGAACACAGGGCTGCTCCATCACCGATTGCACTAGCACCAGTGTTGAAAGCGTTGTTCAGGATTGCTGCGGCTTTGATCTGCTTAGTTTGAGACATAGAGCGAGCCAGAGCCTTAGTGTAACGCGAGGCCAGACGATCATAGAGATTGTCTTCGATGGCTTCCTCAGAAATCGAGAAAGCCAAAGCGATGGTCTCGTGTGTATAACGTGCAGTGAAAGTCTCCTGCGCGTCATCAAAGCTAATGGTTCCGCCTTCAGACTTAACTGGGGCAGTTCCGAAACCACCGAGCATCACCTCTTCTTCAAAGGCGCGATCAGAAGTTTCTTCGTCAAAGATTTCGGCATGTTCGTTTTCGTAACGATCATACTCAAGGCCGAAAAGTGCATTCAACCCGGGCTCTAGCTCTTTAGCTAGTTGTGCTCTTGAAATAGCCATGTCCTAGCCTCCTATATGCCGGTTGTTGCATAGGTGCCAACCGCAATGGTTGTACCTGAGTTGAAGTGACCATTCAGACGAACAATGTACTGATGACCCACTGCGGAGTAATCAGTGTTAGCGTCGTCCTCATAGAGACCAACGATACGAACATCCAGAGTGTTCGTAGTTGCAGCCGCGCTGATATCCAGCATGTCGCTGGATTGACCGGTGCTGGTGCTGCCGTTGTTCACAGAGGCCATGTCGCAGTTTGCGAAGACATCTGCTTGTGCGGTAGCACGATCAGTGTTGGTGCCGTCAGCGGCAACAACATAAAGCTGCATCGGGTCGTCAAACACGAAAGCTTTAACCGGGTGGTTCGTATCAACACTCACGTTGTTGGAACCGGGCCAGTAGTTGCTAAACACGGTCTTACCCGAGTTTGAGTCAACATACTCAACGCCATTTAGAACGCCAAGCGGAGCCACCGCTTGGTCCGTTTTGCCTATGACGCCTGCCGCAAGAGGGATTACAATACCGCCGTGATAGATCGCGTCGGTGTTGTTGGATGCGATTTCATACTGAGTTGTACCAGTAGAGTTTGGACCGCTACCCGTAATCCCAATCGGACGAAGGCCATAGCCGCCAGTAAGAGCATTTGCCATTTACTTTTCTCCAGATTGTGGGGTTACTTTCTAGTACCCCCAAAGGTTACACGGGATTGACGTTCAGGGTTACTGATCGTCATTGTCGAATGAGCATTCTCACGCATCATATCCTGATCAACTGCATCCATCTGGTCCTTCGTCCTTCCTTGGAAGTACGCAGACCTTTCGTCAACAGTCTCCAAAGGTATACGAGCGAGAACAAGTCCACCTACTCCGAACACACCTTCGTATTTACCTGATTCGAGTACCGGGGCCTCAAAGTCTGGGTACTCGTCCTTACGAACCAATTCCCAGCCCTCGCGCATTTTTGCGCTAATGTTCTTCGTATCGTCAAAACCACGGGTTTCAGCCCGAATCCAACGATGCTTGAACCCATCCGGTGCAGGTGGTGCATCTAGCATAGACGGGGGAGCCCACGGCTTACGCCTAGCCGTCTTCTCCCGAGTTGTTTTTGCGCGAGGAGTTCTCTTAACCGAGCCTTCAAACATTTCTTCAGTCATCGCTTACTCCTTCACGTGCTTTGCGTATTCTTCAAGCGGCACACCCAATTTCTTCGCAATCGCGACTTGGCTAGGGGTGAGTCTAACCTTTTTCCCACTGCTGCGCCCAGAAGTGTTGCGGGATACAGAAGCTACGGTCTGAGCGGGCCGTTTGCTTCCCCCGGAGTTGCCAAGCTTATGCGGAAACTCTTCCCCCATACGCCTGTCAAGTTCAGTATAGTAGTCATCCGACTTCGGGTCAAACCCTTCATCTTCGACCAGCTTTTTGTGTACGCCAAAAGCCGCATAAGTCATGGCCTCGTCAGAACCGAACCACTCATTCTTTTGCGCCCACGATTCAGCCTTCGGATCCGGTCGGCGCGGCTGCTGTTGCGGGCTAGGCTGAGAAACCTGCGCCGACGGCTGAGACTCAACCGCCTGTGCAGTGCGCTCTTGCTGAGCTTTAGCCTGTTCTGCTCGATCATTCTCAATAGCCAACCGAGTGATTTTGCGCTGTGCTTCCACGACAGCGTTAGTATCCCCGACCTCCATGGCCCGAGCAAGCTCGCCCTCGGCAGAAGCCATCTGGCTCTCTACCCGGCTGCTGTACTCCTGCACATAATTGGTGTCGAGAGTGTCCATGCGCTGCTGAAGCTGTTGAGCTTCAGCCTGCACACTCTGTGCATATTTGAGCGCCTCTTCACGCTGCCGCTCAGCCTCACGCATTTTCTTGGTCAAGCGGTCAATGCGCTTTTGTGTGGCACTTTCCGCCTTATCAAAATTGTCCTCGTCCTGAGCAACTTCAACAGGCGCATCGTCCTGTTCCTGTTCAGAAACCTCAACTTCGACCTCGCCCTCGAGATCTAGCTCAATCTGAGATTTTTCTTCAGCCATCACCTACTCCTAGAAATGAAGAATATCTTCGGGTTCTTTGATCCGTGCCAAGACCTCATCGTCGTTGAGAATCCTGACTTCCCCGCCGTCTATCCGAAAACGCGACCCGGCATACCGCGCAAACATGACCCAATCGCCCTGCTCACACCACGGCCCAACCGGAAACTTTTCGGAATCTTTGTACGCCAGCGCCCCAACTCTCAGGACGTAGCCCACCTGTGTAGACACCGAGCTCTCCTCAACGACCTTGTCCGGCAGGTAAATACCACCGTCAGTCTTGCCTTTCCCGCGATAGGGAAGAATGAGGAGACGCCAGCCCGTAGGCTCTGGCATCCGTTCTAGGAGAGAATCACCGATGGACTCGGGATCCAATTTCTTATCTGTCGTCACATCCACATACGCAGATGCCAAATTTTCCGCACCTTCGGCGGCAGCGGCAATATCAACCATTGTTGCGCTCCTGTTTATCTAGCAGGCTCTTGAGTTCCTGTTCCACGTGATCTAGGGCTTTCAGATTTCCCATGAGCTCACGATACTGCTCCATGTTCGAGACGTTGTCGTAAATCAACAAGTCCTGAACTGCCAACCTCCTGTCCCGCACAATTCTCAAGACAGCGTCAGCAAAAAAGACTTCATCCACTTATGTCATACCTCCCGCGAGCAACAATGCGTACTCGCACGTTTCATCGTTTCGACGTAACCAACCCTTGCCAAACGTGTCAAACGTCCGCAACGAGCGATAAAATTGTTCCCGCTCAGTTGTTACCTCCTCGATGATCTGCATCGGGTCTTTTTCTTCAACAGCAGCCAGCGTCCGCGGGCCAATCGCACCGTCCTGCGAAACCATGACAGATTTTTGCAAAGCTTTGGATGCACGACCCGGACCGCTGTTCACGGCCCAATCAAAAATGCAAAAGTCTACGCCTGAAGGGAGCTGATCTCCCTTGATCTTATCCCAGTACCCCTGCTTGTAGATCAGCTCTACATGCTCATCCGGGATGTTCTTGAGCTCGCTTACATCCTCAAGCGGGCGACCAAGGAAATCAGAGTACGTCTTATGCGTAATCCCTTTGTTCGTAGCTCCACCGGGATCTTCCGGATGATCTACAAAACCGCCTTCGTGCTTGAGCACCAGCTCCAGACTTTTGAAAAAATTAACTTCCATTACTTTTTCCTGAATTTATCCAGACCCTTGATACCCAGCGCCGCACTGATCGTAATAAAAAGCAAATAGGTGTACCACTCCGGGAGCTCGTTCAAACGATCAAAACCGCTTTTTACAACACCTTCCATACCCGGGATAAAACACAAAATTACCGGGACCAAGACGACGACCGTAACGATCTCGTCCTTGATGCTACCCTTCGTGGACTCCGCCATGATCAACTCCCACTTGGAGTCGTGCGTGGCCGCAGTCTTCATTATTTCAGCTTTGGCTTCTGCCTCAGTTTGAACCAGATGTGATTTAGCTTTCTGCTTGGATACCTGACCTTCAAGAAAAGTACCTGCAAGAGAAGCAATGGGTCCAATAAAAGCCTGAAACATCTTCGTCTCCTGTTCCACGCCGCCTGTTTCAGCGTGGTCCTGTTGTGCATGTCCCACATTGTCATTAATAAACCTTTATTATCTCAGGGTCTACCCGTTTTGGGACACAGTATGCGGTAACACGGTCCTTGGGGTCCATATAGTCCGCATACCCGTAGTTACCAAACCTTTTTGAAACCTGTGATGCAAAATGATTGCACTCAATAACGGAGTAAAAATACATGTTTCCAGATTCCAGCTTTCGCAGATCACCCGTGCCGAGGTAAACCAACAACAGGAAAGCATCAATCATGTCATTTTCGGCTCATCCAAGCAGTCGTGCCCATGTACGCCCCAACGATGCCTGCGCCACTGATGTAAAACAAGTTACTGATGTCCGATAGGGCTTGTACCCGGTCTACCTCTACAAAAAACATAGCCGCAGTAAACGCGCCCATCCCTATGAGCGTGTATCGTGCCATCCTGAGTTGAGCTAAACTCTTGCGTAAATCACGCTCAGCCTCTCTGATCTCCTTGGCATGTTCCAGTTCCTCGTCGGTGATCTCCCCATCACCATCCAAGTCATACTGTGCGTAAGAAGTGTTCTTCTGGAACTTCTTGGTCATTTCTGTGACTCCCGTATGGCCTTCAAAGTCTCTTGAACTGTAAGATCCTTTCGAGCCTTGGGGTCATACTTGCACTGGTATTCTTGAGGTATGAACTCTCCAAGCTCAAAGAACTGCGACTCAATCGTGTTGTTCTGCCCTCGGAAGATGCAAACCAACTTACGCCCCTCAAGCTGCTCGCACTTAACTTTACGACAAATTGTCATCTGCTCGGCGTTAGCAGCGTGAGACTTTAACAACATAACAAATGAAGTCAAAACAGCCACGCCAGCGCCAATAAACATGACCCATGCAACAATCTCTACAAACTTTCTTCTACGCTCTCTTTGTCTATAAAGCGTTTCCTGTCTGCGTTTGCGAATGGTCCCTTCCATCTTTACAAGCTCATCCCATTTGGACTGACCCATGGTGAGACTAATCCACTGCTGTAACTCTCTTCTTTGATTTTGAGCCTTTTGCTTGTTGGCGAAAGTCATTATGGCCTCTTGCTCAACGCTTTGACCACCAAACAACTTTTTAAATATTGGGGGATTCTTGGACTCTTTCTCCATCTGATCCAGATCAGAAAGCGCACCCATCCAACGCGAAAGATCGGTAGCCATCGACTCGATGTCCCGTCCTATCGCAAAACCTTTTTTAAGTGCCCCAAACGCTGCCGAAGCAGTCGCCATGGCCGTCACTGGATCCATAGTTGTGTTCCCGCCAAGAGTTACTTGTAACCCATGTAGCTCCCGCCCTTTGTGGCAGCACCCATGCCACGAGCTGTCATCTTGGTCAACTTTTGAGGTATAGCGACCTCTTTGATCTTGCCCGTCTCTTCAGGCTTGGGCGCAGGGCCCGGCTTGTTAGTCACAATTTTAACTACTGACATTACTGTCCCCTTCCTTTGATAAATTCTCGCTGCATGGCAGCATCGATCCGGGCCGCGGTCTGCCGTTCTTGACTCGCCAACCTCTGTTGGAACTGGTCCGCACGAGTCTGCTGGCTCTGTGCCTCGAGATTAAGCTTGGCCTGATCCACCTGTGCATCCGCCTGCTCAGCCTGTGCGCGGATCTGAAGCTCCTGCTCCTTGAGCTTGACCAACGGATCAGGGCCCTGACCAGATACCTGCTGCGAGAGCTGCTTGATCTGCTGCATACCCTCGGCGACAAACTGAGCAACCAACCCCTGCATAGCCAACTCCATCTGCTCCGGAGCCGCCTGTGGCATCTGCTGCGCCATGGTCTGCATAGCCCGCTCCTGCGCCGCAATCTGCACGTGCTCCATAATATGCTTTTGAAGCGCCATCGCCATGGCAGGCATACCAGCCACCATAGGCGTAGATCCGAAAACCATGTGCGCCATGATGTGAGCCTGATGCTCCTGACCCTCAAACGCCTTCAGAGGGATCATATCCATAACGTCAATATTCTCTTGTGCAGGATCTTTGGGCATCGGCTCCTCGTCCGGAACCCTACGCATGATCCGATCAACATCCTTGACTCCCAGAGCGTCGTACATGTCACGATATACCTCATGCATGTTGTGCATCTCAGGAGCCGCACCCGCCAACTGCAACTTGGTCTGAGCCAACGTGATGCGCTGCGCCTGACTAAACACATTCGGGTCAGAAACCGGCAAAACATCCACGCGGTCATCAAAATCCGTCTGCTTGACCGCGGACTCCGCGCCTTCAACAGCATACGGGTACTCCGGCGGCAGGCTTTCGGCCATCACACGCGACAAAATCTTAAATTCTATCCGCATAGCATAGTGAAGACGCTTGTGCACCGCACTCATCACCCGAGAGCCCTGCTCAATCAACGCAAGTGTCGTCCCAACAGCCGCCTGCTGGTTGCCATCGCCAACTTTCATGTCCGTGATGGTTGCAAAGCGCCGACCAGCGTCTACTACGAAGCCAAGAAGGTTAAATAGCGTCTGATCAGGGCCTTTGAAGGGCAGCGGCATCAGGCTGTCACGAATAGCCCCTCCGGGAGCGTCCACATCGCGAAACTCACCGGGCTGAAGCGGGTCATCATCATCTCTGATCCGTAGTCCGCGGGCTTTGAAGCCCGCTGGGAGGTTGGACAACGTACCAGCATCGATTAACTGCCTCAGTGCCGCCGTGGCGGTCCGTGACAGCCCGCCAATCGTGTGAATAAGCCCCAAACCGTAGAAACCAAAGCCCGGAAGAAACTTATAATGCACAAAATACTGGATCTTCTTCTTGTTTTCGTCGTCCTCATTGTAATTCCGACGAATTGACAAGATTTGACCGTTGTCCTGACTGATTGTGACCACATACGGCACCTTAATACCGGTCGGTTCACCATCGTCATCGGTGTCCTCGTACCCCTCAAGGTCCAAATCAACGTGGCACTCGAGCAAAGTACAATCATAATCAATCTGAGACGGCGAAACACCGTCAATACGCTCAATTTCACTACCTACACTGCCTAAGTCAGCCTGTGCCGGAAGGACATCCATGTCCAAATAAAAGCCCGAGACCTGCTTTTTACGCAAATCGTTGAGGCTCATACGCAAAACTTGCGTAATGTTGGGACAAGTCTCCAAATCGGACGTTTCATACGGCACAACAAGCTGCTCAACAGGCACAAACTTGCTTACAGCGCGGTCCATCGTCTCGTCATAGTAGATCTTCTTGAACGTGCTGCCCGCCAACGGCAAATAAAACAGCATCTGATCCAGTTCAGGCGTGTATTCCTCCATCACATTGGTGATGTAGTAGTTCATAAACTGCCTTACGCGGTCAGACTGCTGCTGTTTTTCCCTAGTTTCGTTTCCGATGATCGCAGTACGCACTGGCCCAGACGCTGGCAGCAACTCGTTAAAGGCTTGCGCTTGGAATTGTGTAGCAGCCTCTGCGAGCAGGGGATGCGTAACACCGGTAGCTCCTCGGAACGGCTGTGTTCTCTCCTCGTAGGAGAAACCAAGAAGTTCCAAACCGTTGGCGTAAGCATCTTCCCACTCCTGTCGGCTCGCCTTGTTAGCATCGAACTCGCCCAACAGCTCACTGGCAATACGCCCGAGCTCACGATCTGGCATTTCCTCTGCTAAGTTCGCATAAAAGTCATCATTTTGTCCGCGCTGGTCTTGCGGGTCAAAGTCGATCACAACGCCGCCGTCGTCCTCGGGCAGAATCTCAATGTTTACATCCGCGCCAAGGTCCATGTTTTGGCTACCCGGGAGCTCCAGCTCTACCTCTGCCGCCAAATCCTCCGGATCAAGCTGCGTAGGGACGGCGTTTTCTACCATCCCGGCAATCGGTTCACGCGCCATGTGTAATCTCCTTTAGGTCAACCTAACATAGACCGGTTCATATTCCTAGCAACCGGAACCAAGGACTCCACGCCCCGAGGGCCGCGGGTCATGTCCCGCGCAAGATCAACCATGCCCATCACACCACCCTCCGCCTTCCGCGGATAACGGACCATAGGACGATCAAGATCCGGGTTGTCGGGATCCGGGTCAATGTAACGAAAGCCCTTACTCTGATAAAACTCGACCAGCTCCTCTAAGTTCAGGCCCCCATCACCATACGGCGTGGGAGTGAGGGTAAAGGTCTTGCCGGTATCATCCGCTAACTGAGTGATACGGTTCATCATCTCAGTGCCGTGACCTCGGCCCTTCTTACCCGCCCGTAAAAGCTCAATGTCCAGCGCACCATCCACATAATCACTGTCCCGAAGCGTGACTTCAGAAAACTCTAAATCAGGGAAAAACACCCTGTTTGGATTGTTTGGAAGTGTCTCTCCACCGAGATATTTCGTGAACGTATTAAGATCCGTGAGCCGCGAGGCTTGTGGCCCGGACATCGCCGCATTGAAATCGGCTACGTCATCAACATCGTCTGATGTCAAAATTAAATCAGAATCTTTTATATCTCGTGTTTGTGTCGGAACAAACCGACGAAGGTTTGGGTCCTCAAACCGACGTTGAACATTTCGAGCCTCAGTCTCTCCGTACACCCTTCTGTAAAGCTTAATTGCCCGTGCCTCGGCATCCTTCGCGGTTCTTCTGGGATCCAAAGTATCTACAATCGTGTCCGGACTCGCACCTGTCGGAAAGCCCTCTATATTCTGAACCGCGTGTTGCAGTTCATGCAAAAGAGTAGATTGAAACTGCTTGGGGTTGTAAGTGTAGCCAATGGCAATGGTGGGTTTATCGTCAATACCCTTGTCGAGATATAGGGCTCCCGAGTCTACGCCATCTAGACGAATGACAGGGATATTACGGAGTTGAGGGTATTCTTCAAACAACTCTGGAAAATCTAAAACATCCGAAACCTTGGGCACCCGAAGGTCTTTAAATAAATCTACTCCTTTTCTGCGGGCGTCCGCAAAACTTTTAAATTCTGGATTTTTTTCTGAAGACTTGGTTTCAATATAAACTCTGCCGTCATCAAACTGCCGCGCAATAGTAACATCCGGCCGCAACCCGAATACCCCGTCTTCTTTGTTATGGTACAAGAACTCTCCTTGTACGCCACGCTTGAACAAGCCGCCTTTTTGGGGAAGAACGCTTTCGTTTACTCTTTCAGGGGTGCCCTTGAGAGCAGAGTTCGCTGTCGGAATCTCAAACCGAAAAGCATCGATATCAGAGCCCAAAACCTTGGAATCAAAAAATGCCCCCGTCTCCTCAAAGACTTCTTGATCTATCATTCGGGACGAAGTTCTACCTTTGCTGCCGCGAGCCGCACGGGCCGCGCTAAACTTGCCCGGGCCAGATTTAGCCATGCGACCGCCCATGATCCCAAGAACCGTAGAGCCGTCATCTGCGACACGCGCAATACTAGCCGCAGTTCCGAGAGCCGTGGTCGCCGGTAAAAGCAACGGATCAAACGTACTGGTCTCCCCCGTCTCCGGGTCATACGCATAATCTGCACCCTGCATCAAAGCAAACGCACCCTGCGCCTGCTCCTCTGGTATAGACGCAATACCCTCGCCAATAGCAGATGCCGCACCCTTGGGGTCATCCTTCAAGAAACCAACAAAATCAAGAATGCCCTGTACCGCAGCAGAAGTCCCTAACCGCGGCTCGCCGTACTCGCCCGGGATAACCTTATCCACGTACCGCCGATCCATGTCCTCGACGTAAGTGGTTTCAGGCGGTGTGATTACATCACGTTCCACAGGAGCTAGCGCACTGACCACGGGCCCCAAGATAGGTATATCTTCTACGCTAGACTCGCCCGGCAGATAACCTCGGTATACTTCGGCCATCAGTAATATGCCCTAACCTGCATTCCCGTATCCTCATCGTCCCAATCGTCAGTCGGCAACTGTACAAAGTTGCCCTGCCGATAACGCATCAAAGCCTGCGTCATGCTATCGACCAAGTCGTCATGCTCCCCGTTAGGGAACGCCGCCACCTCCTCAATGATCTCATCAGCAAAGGTAGTGTCGGGGGCCCAAACCATCCCAGCCTCAAACAACGGCGATACAGAATGAACCCGCGTAACCTTATCATTACCCTTACTAGGCGTAAAGTTAACAACAGGGATCCCCATGTTACGCAGTTCATGCGTCAAAGGCAGACCAGAAGCCTTGGCTTCCACGATGACGGTGTCGGGGTCCCAATACTTATACTGCTCCATAGCCGTCTGTTTGAGCTCCGGAAAGTCCCACCGCCCCTTCGTGCTGTCCAAAAGTATGAGTCCCGGAGGGCCCCCAACCTCCTCCGGGCGAAAAACACCCCAAGTCGTGATTGCTGAATAGTCAGCAGTTTCGCGTTTCGAGAACGCCGTATCGTAGCTCTGGATCACATACTCCAGATTCGGGATGTTGTCCTTCTCCCACTTCTTCCACCACTGACGGGGAATGATCGCATTCTCCTCGCCCGTCGGGTTCTGCTGATACTGCGCGTTCCACTTGCTCGGGGGAATAGATGCGCGGACCGCGGTCAGATCCTCAAGAGACCAGAACTCCGGCCAACAAGGCTTGTCGTCGTCAAAAATGGCGGGTAGTTCCACAACTTCCCACTGGTCAGCTTGTGGATCTTTAGCCATTGCACGGAGCAACTGCCCCGTCATGTCCTTCTCGGACCACCGGGTCTGGACAAGAACTATACTGCCACCCGGCTGGAGACGCTGTCGGGGGCCCCCGGTGTACCAATCCCACGCATCATCAAAACCGTTGGCCGACATGGCCGTCTGCTCCGAGTGCGGATCATCGATAATTACCAAGTCACCACCACGCCCGGCAAGGTTCGATCCCACTCCCACGGCGTAGTACATCCCGCCAGAAGCAGTGTCCCAACGACCAGAAGCTTTACTATCAGAAGCGAGTTTGACATTCGGAAAGACCTCCTTGTACTCGTCACTGTCAATTAAGTTCTTCGTCTTACGTCCAAAGTTAACCGCAAGTTCCGTCGTGTGAGTAGCCTGAATGATCTTCATCTTCGGGTTCTTGCCCATCATCCACGCCGGGAACAAGAAGGATGCAAACTCAGACTTCGTGTGCCTCGGGGCCATGTTTATGATCAGGCGCTTGAGCTCTCCGCTCGCTACACGTTCAAGCTTTTCAGAGATTATATGGTGGTGCCTACCAGCTATGAACTCGGGCCACATAGATTTTACAAACGAAAGAAACTCGTCCTGACAAGCTTCTCTTTTCTCGATCTGAGCGAGTCGCAGGCGAAGCTTTAATTCCTGATCAGATACATCCATCGGGGGACCCTAAAGTGCACAAAATATGTGCAGAAATATGCCTCATTATTAAGCAGTGAACAAGTGTTGAGCATCTGCCTAATAATTAGGCAATGTTTCACGTGGAACATTCATATCGTTTTTTACCAGATTGTTTGTGAAAAACTTGCCCTTTAGCTAACGCAGTGGGGGGTGGGGGGCCGCGATCGGCGGGCGCTGGCGCTCGAGCTGCTGGCGGGCGGGCGTGACCCGATCGGCACGGGCCCCGGCGAGCTGCTGGCGGATCGCGGCCCGCGGATCCCGGCGAGCTGCTGGCGGTGTTTGCATCCCGATTTGACAAACAAAGGCCGTCTTTCGTCGAGCTGGTGGCCGGTGGCCGGGCTCGAGGACGGCGAGCTGCTCGAGGATCGAGGCCGGGGGATCGAGGATCGAGGGGCGCCGTTCGCCCGCTGCTGACGCGATTTCGCCGCACAAAAAGCCGTCTCTCGTCGATCTCGTGCCCGGTTGCCGTGCCCTAGTGCCTCGAGCTGCTCGAAATTCGGCCTTGTTTCGCCCGCCGGTAGGTTTCAAGCAGGGATCGAGGCTCGGGGCCCGGCATGATTCACTGGTTTAATGGTCAAGAAAAAACCCGCCCGG